ATGCGCAGCATCCAGGCCGGCCACACCGTGGAGCAGTTCCAGGCCGAGGCGCTGCGCGCCATGGCCACCAAGCCGCTGCCCACTGCTGACATCGGCATGTCGGACAAGGAGGCGCGCAGCTTCAGCGTCATCCGCGCCATCAACGCCCTGGCCAACCCCAGCGACGTGGGCGCCCAGCGCGCCGCCGCGTTCGAGCGCGAGGCGTCCGACGCTGTGGCCAAGGTCATGGGCAAGGCGTCGCGCGGCATCTTCGTGCCCATCGACGTGCAGCGCGTCCAGCGCCGTGACCTCACTGCCGGCACCAACAACGCCGGCGGCTACACGGTGGCCACCGACATGCTGGCCGGCGAGTTCATCGACGCCCTGCGCAATGCCATGGTCATCACCGGCCTGGGCACCCGCATGCTCACCGGCCTGGTGGGCAACATCGCCATCCCCAAGATGTCCAGCGGCGCCACCGCCTACTGGGTTGCTGAAAGCGGCGCCCCCACCGAGAGCCAGCAGACCATCGCCCAGGTGACCATGACGCCCAAGACCGTGGGCGCGTTCACCGACATCAGCCGCAAGCTGCTGCTGCAGTCGTCGCTGGACGTGGAGAGCATGGTCCGCACCGACCTGGCCAAGGTGCTGGGCTTGGCCATCCAGCAGGCCGCCATCAGCGGCAGCGGCTCCAGCAACCAGCCCAGCGGCATCACCACGCTCATCACCACCAGCGTGGTGGGCGGCACCAACGGCCTGGCGCCCACCTGGGCCCACATCATCGAGCTGGAGACCGATGTCGCCGTCGGCAACGCCGACGTGGGCAGCATGGGCTACCTCACCAACGCCAAGGTGCGCGGCAAGCTCAAGGGGACGGAGAAATTCTCCACCACCAACGGCTCGCCGGTGTGGGAGCAGGGTGACACGCCGCTCAACGGCTACCGCGCCGCCGTCACCAACGCCGTGCCCAGCAACCTCACCAAGGGCAGCTCGTCCGGCGTGGCGTCGGCCATCATCTTCGGCAACTTTGCCGACCTGATGATCGGCATGTGGGGCAGCCTGGACCTGATGGTTGACCCGTACACCGCCAGCACCAGCGGCACCGTGCGCGTGGTGGCTCTGCAGGACGTGGACATCGCCGTCCGCAACACCGAGAGCTTCGCCACCATGGTGGACGCGCTCACCGCGTAACGCCGGCAGCGGACCCCCAGGACACCCGCAGGCGGCCATGGCCTTCACCGAGTCCTTCACGCCCTACCTCGCCGACTTCGGCGTGGACGGCACGCTCGACGGCGCCGCGGTGCGCGTTCTGTTCGACACCCCCGTCGAGCAGCAACTCGCCCCCGGCATGCTGTCGGCCGTGCCGCAGGTGCAGATCGCCACGGCCAGCGTGCCGGCGGCGGTGGAAGGCCTCACGCTCGTGGTGCCCGCGGGCACCTACACCGTGCGCGAGCGCATCGACGACGGCACCGGCATGAGCCTGCTCATGCTCAGCGCCACGTGATCGGCAAGCCATGACCACCGCCTTCCTGCAGATCACCGACGCCGTGCTGGCCAGCCTGCAGGCTGCGCCCGCACTCGCCGGTGGCCGCATCACCCGGGGCCGGGCCACCGCCGTGTCAGCCGCTGCGCAGACGGCCATTGCCGTCAACGTGGCGCGCTCGCGCGCCGAGCCCCTGGCCCTGGATGGCACCTCGCTGCAGTGGGAAACCACCGTCGTCATCACCCTGTTCGGCCGTGCCGCCGCCGGGTCTGACGCCGAGGCCGCCATCGACCCCCTGCTCGTGTCCACCTGGGCCCGCCTGCAAAGCCTCACGCCGCCCGCCGGGGTGGTTGACGTCGCTCTCGATCCCACCATCGCGTGGGACGTGGACGAAGCCGACCAGACCGTCGTCACCGCGGCGCTTGCCCTGCGCATCACCCACATCACCACCGGATCAGCGCTCAGCGCATAGGAGTTCCCACCATGGCCTACTATTTCCCCGAAGGTTCGCGCGTCTACTACTCGTCGACGTTCGCCAGCGCCAAGACCATCAGCGCCGCCACCAACGCAAACCCGGCGTCGCTCACCTCCACCAGCCACGGCTATGTGGACGGCGACATCTTCCTGTTCACCAGCGGCTGGGAAGACGCCAACGCCCGGCTGTTCAAGGCCGACCAGCAGGACGCCAACACGTTCACCGCGCTGGGCCTCAACACCACGTCCACCACGTACTTCCCGGCCGGCAGCGGCACCGGCACCACGCAGATCGTCAGCAGCTGGGTCGAGATGCCGCAGGTCCTCAACATCAACGCCACCGGCGGCGGCCCGCGCTACGCCACCATCGAGCCGCTGGCGTCGCGCAACCCCATCCAGCAGTTCGTGTCGTTCGAGCCCGTCAACATCACCATCACGCTCGGCCACGACCCCAGCAATGCCACCTACCTGAGCATGCTGGACCTGTCCCGCACCGCCACCAACGTGGGCATCAAGATCGTGGGCGGCAGCGGTGGCGTGGCCTACGGCTACGGCCAGATCTCCGTGTCGGAGGTGTGGCGCATGCAGCGCGGCCAGGCCAACGCCGTGGACGTGGCGCTGTCGGGCATCCGCCCGCTGATCAGCTACTCGAGCTGACCCCCGGTTTCGCGCGGCACCGGCGTAGCCGCCGGGCTGTGGTGCTTGCCCGAGCTGCAGCACGCCGCGCGAATTCAACCCCCGGGCGCAGCACCACCATCGGGCAATCATGACCATCCGCATCACCGTCTCCGACCGCGTGCAATACCGCGTGCGGGGCACCATCAACAACGAGACCGGCGCGGCCGAGGCGTTCGACTTCCGCGTCACCGCCCGCCGGCTCGACCCCGAGGCCCTGCAGTCGCAGCTGGCCGAGTCCTCGCGGCGCATCGAGGATTTTCTGGCTGACGTCATCGTCGGCTGGCAGGGCGTGGTCGACGCCGAGGGCACCGACGTGCCGTTCAGCCCCGCGGCCCTGTCGCAGCTGCTCAAGATCCCCGGCCTGGCCGTGCTGATCTTCAAGGGCTACGTGGCAGAAACCGCGGCCAAGGAAAAAAACTAGCCGCGCTCGCGCGCGCAGTCGCCGAGCACCAGTCACGCGATGCCCCGCCCCTGCCGCCATCCGCTGACCCGTCAGACCCGCAGCCCGCGCTGCCTGACGTGGTGCTGTACCTGTGGCCTGAGAACCAGGCCGCATGGGCAGCCTGGCAAGAGCTGCAAACCCAGTGGCGGGCGGGCATGGCCGGCGCCACGGGGCTGGACTACACGGGCGTGCGCGCCTGGCTCGACGAGGCCGGCCTGCCGCCCGACCAGCGCCGCGCGGTGTGGGACGGCGTGCGCGCGGCCGAGCGCGAAACCCTGGCCGTTTGGGCCGAACAGCGCGAGCGTGAGCAACAGCGCCGCGAGCACGAGCAGCGCCACCATTGAAAGGCTGCCGTCATGGCAATGAACGAGATCGGCATCAAGCTGCGGCTGGACGGCGCTGCGCAGGTGCAGGCTGGCGCCGCCCAGGCCGCCCAGGCCGTGCAGTCGCTGGGCAACAGCACCAAGACCCTGGGCGGCACCGCGCAGATGACCGGCCAGCAAACGGCGCAGATGTCAGCGCAGCTGCAGGACCTGTTTGTGCAGATCCAGGCCGGCGGCAGCCCCATGACGGCGCTGCTGCAGCAGGGCAGCCAGCTGTCGGCCGTGTTCGGCGGCACCGGCAATGCGCTCAAGGCCGTGGCGTCGCTAATCACGCCGACGGTTGGGGCGTTTGCAGCGTTGGGCACCGCGGTGGGCGCTGTGGGGTATGCGTTCATTGCGGGCGACCGCGAGCGTCAGGCGTACATCCAGAGCATCGTCACCACGGGCAACGCGGCCGGCGTCACCGCCACCCGCCTTGCACAGCTGGCCAAGGAGGCGGCCAACTACGGCGGCTCGCGCGGCCAGGGCGCCGAGGTACTGGCGCAGCTGGTCGCGTCTGGCCAGGTGGCGTCCCAGGTGCTGGGCAGGGCGGCCGAGGCTGCCGTGCGGCTGGACCGCGAGGGCGTGGCCGCCATCAAGGACACGGTCAAGGCGTTTGCCGACCTGGGCAAAGACCCGGTCGAGGCCATCAAGAAGCTCAACGAGGGCCAGAACTTCCTGACCATCGGCGTTTACAAGCAGATCCAGTCGCTGCAAGAGCAGGGCCGCACCACTGACGCTGCCCGGGTGGCGCAAGAGACCTACGCCGCCGCGTCCACGTCGCGCATGAAAGAGCTGGAAAGCCAGCTCGGTTTGGTCGAAGGCGCCTGGCGCGAGATCATCAAGATCGCCAAGGCGGGATGGGCCGCCATCCTCAACATCGGCGCTCCGGCTACGCTGGGCGATCAGTTTGCCGAGCTGCAAAAGAAGCTGCAGACCGCTGAGGCCGCACCTGAGGGGCAGCGCTCCGACGCCCGCAAAAAGTTCATCGACGAGGCCCGCCAGCGCGTTGAGGTGCTGCGGCTGCAGATCCTGCAGGAAGGCGAGCTTGCGCAAGCCATGGCCGACCAAGCGCGCGTCACGCAAAAGGCGATCGCCGATGCTGATGAGCTTGCAAAAAGAAGGGCCAAGGCCGCCGAGGAGTTCAAGAAGCTGGCCGAGGCCGGCAAGGAAATCGTGCTCGGCGAGATCGCCAAGAACGGCGGCTTCGACCCCCAGCTCGGCGACCAGATCCAGAAGATTTCCGCGGCCTACAAGGTGGGCGCCGTCACCGCCGAGCAGATGCGCCAGGCCATGCAACGCATCATGGACTCGCAGCCCTACGTGTTAGAGCGCACCAAGGCCGAGGAAAAGGCGCTGGAAGACCTGGACAAGGCGCTGGCCGACATCACCAAGTCCCGGCTCGACTTGCTGGCCTTGTCCGAGCGTGAGACCGACGCCGCCGCCAAGCGCGTCGACTCCCTGCGCAAAGAGACCGACGCCTTGCGCGACCGGCTGGCTGAAGAACTGGGCGGCAAGATCGCCAAGGTCGACAGCCAGAGCCTGCGCGTGGCTGAAGACATCCGCACCGCCATTGCCGAGGCCAACGCCGCCGCGATGGACGGCGCCCCCGCGCAACGCGTGGCCCTGATGTGGGACCAGGTCGACGCGCTCAAAGAGCAGCTGGGGCTGCACAAGGCCATTGCCGAGGCCATCAAGAGCACTGAGGACGCCAAGGCTGCCGGCGAGGCCGCCAAAGCCTGGGAAGACGCCGCCAAAGACATCCGCGATGGCCTGACCGACGCCTTCCGCCGATCGTTCGAGAGCGGCGAGAACTTCGGCACCGCCATGGCCAAGACCATCGGCAACGAACTCAAGGCCCGCCTGTCGGCCGCCATCGCCGGCTCGCTGGCCGACCTGGTCATGGGCTTTGGGGGCTTTGCGCTGCAGTCCCTGCGGTCCAGCTCCTCCAGCACCGTGTCCAGCGGCGCCTCGTCGCTGTGGGACCTGTACTCCACGGGCAACAAGGCTTACAGCGCCTACTCGGGCGCCACCACGGCGCAGCAGTTCTATGCCGGGTATCAGGGCTCGTCGGCCATGATGGGCGCCGGCACGGTGGGCCCCGTCACCAACGGCGCGGCCGGCGCCACGGGCGCCGGTGCGTCGGCGGCCAGTGCCATGTCGACCATCGGGCCCTACGCCATTGCGGCCATTGCCTACGCCATTGGCGCCGACCAGATGGCCGACTGGTCACTGCACCTGGGCGGCTACAGCGAGGCCCGGCGCGCCGGCGTGCGCAACATCGCGTCAGAGATCCCGGGCTCCACGCCGCTGGACGCCGAGACCATCGCCGGCATGGCCGCGCAGGGCGTCTACATCGCCGACGTGCAGACCCTGTCCGACGGCATGGCGTCGGCCTTGTTCGGGTTTGCCGACAAGTTTGCGGCCAGCGTCAAGGCCACCTCGCCGATTGAGGCCACGCAGGTCGTGTTCGAAAGCGACCGCGCCAACAACTCCTGGGGGCAAGTCAAGTTCCTGGGGGCCGGCAACCGCGAGCTCAGCTCCACCGGCATGCTGACCGACCTCAACTGGGACGCCGACGTCGCGGCGCCGCAGCTGGTCACGCGCAGCGCGGCAGCCTTTTCGGCGGCCATGCAGGGGTCTGACGCGGCCGACTGGGTCAAGGCCTCGCTGGCCAAGATCCCGGCCGAGCTGGAGCGCATCACGCCCGAGATCGCCAAGCAGTTCGAAGACCCGCTGCAACAGGCGCAGGCCGTCAACCAGGCGCTGGCCGGCATGCTGGACGGCATCAGCATCACCTTCGCGCAGCTCGACGCGCTGGATGAACAGCTGGGCGTGCTGGGTGGCGCCTTCGGGCAGCTGGCCGGCATGTCCAGCGACGCCCGCAACGCGCTGGTGCAAGCCGTGGGCGGCATGGAGCAGTTCCAAAAGCAGACCTCGTCCTACGTCGGCAACTTCTACACCGACGCCGAAAAAACCGCGCTGACCATGAACGCCGTGGGCCAGGCGCTCAGCGCCGTGGGCCTGACGCTGCCGGCCACGCGCGAGGGCTTCCGCGACCTGGTCGATTCGCAGAACCTTAGCACCGAGGCCGGGCGCAAGGCCTATGCCGTGCTGATGGGCACGGCAGACGCCTTTGCCAGCGTCACCACCGCCGCCCGCAGCGCCACGGACATCCTGAGCGAGCGCACCGGCCTGGAGCGCGAACTGCTGCAACTGCAGGGCAACACCGCCGAGCTTCGCGCCCGAGAGCGTGCGCAGCTCGACGTGAGCAACCGCGCGCTGTACGACCAGATCCGGGCGCTCGAGGACCAGCAGACCGCCAACCAGGCGGCAAAAGACGCGGCAAAAGAGGCCGCCGACGCTGCCGCCGACATGGCCGACGCCATGGCCACGTTGCGCGGTGCCATGGACACCAACACGCTCAAGTTCCTCGACCCGGCCGCCGCTGAACAGTATCGGTATGGCGTCATCGCACGCGATCTGCAGGCATCTGGCGTGCTGGCTGCCGAGGCTGGCCTGCCGATGGCGCTCAAGAACAAGTCCAAGCAGGAAATCTTCGACTTTGCCCGCTGGTTCGACTCACTCGCCACCAACAGCATCCAGGCCAAGACGGCGGTGTGGGAGGCCGCCGGCGCCCTGGCCGACCTGAAGGACAGCGCGGCCGAGTCGGCCCAGGCGGTGGCTGACGAGTGGCAGTCGCTGTGGGACTCCCTGAACGCAGACCTGGCCGGCGGGGTGCGCAGCGCCTATGCCGCCGTGTCGCAGCAGGTCGACGCCGAGCGCGCCCGGGTGGAGTCGGAGACGGACAAAGCCCTGCAGGTGCTGGACAAGCAGGCCGACGACGTGCGCAGCACCTTCGACAAGCTGGCCAACTCGCTGGGCGGTTTGCGCGACGCCATCACCGAGACCATCGACAGCATCTACGGCGCCATCGCTGGCGACGACGGCCGTGCGGCTGCCCGCGCCCGCCTGGCCGCCGTTGCCAGCGGCACTGCGGCCTTCGATGTGGATGCGGTGCGCAAGGATGTCTCCACCGCGTCCAGGCTCGACCCGGCAGCGTTTGCCACCCGTGCGGACTTTGCCCGCGACACCGCGCGCCTGGCCGGGCTGTTGCGCAGCGTCAACGGCGCCGTGCAGGGCCAGATCGACAGCGCACAGTCCAAG